GGAGTAATTGGAGTTGGTGGGTTGATACTGTGCAAAATAGATAAAGAAATCGCAGATCAAAGAAATGACTTTTTTGAACAACAAACCAATAATCAAATGACTGCTGTTGAGAATGACCTAATGCGTGAAGAGAATCCCTCAATGCCAATCTCAAAAGAGATTAAATCAAGGGTGACTTTTGGTGGAGGTAGCAAAGGATAACTTTGTGAACTCTGAAATTATAATTATTTTATAGGAGAAACAAAAATGGCAAATCAAGATGCTGCTTTTGGAATGAAGCCTGTAAGAATGATGGGTGGTTCACCTTATACTGGTGGACAAAGTCGTTATAGAATAGCTGCAAACTACGGAACAAGTATCTTCCAAGGAGATATGGTAATGCAAGTAACTGGAGGCGGTATTGAAGTACACGCTGACGGTGGCACAGTTCCTGTTGTTGGAGTATTCAATGGATGTTCTTACACCGATCCGACTACAAGCGAACAAGTATTTAGTAATTACTATCCTGCAAGCACTAATGCTTCAGATATAATTGCTTTTATAATCGATGATCCTAACGTGGTCTTCGAGGTACAAGCAGACGACACTTTCCCAGTGGCTGATCTGTTTGGAAACTTTGACATTGTTTACACAAGTTCAGGTAGTACCGTCACAGGTATTTCAGGAGCTGAGTTAGATGTCACAACAGGTGCAACTTCAACAAATTTACCGCTAAAAGCGATTGATATTTCAGGAGATCCTGAAAATTCAGACGTTGCTACGGCAAATACAAACGTTTTAGTTGTTATTCAAAATCATATCTGCGGCATAAAAGGTGCAGGTCTAGCTTAATAAGGAGTATAAATTATGGCTATTTCAAGAGCTCAATTAGCGAAAGAATTAGAGCCTGGGTTGAATGCCTTATTTGGCATGGAATACAACAGGTATGAACAACAACATGCAGAAATATTTGAGACAGAAGCATCAGATAGAGCATTTGAAGAAGAAACCTTAATAGTAGGTTTCGGTAACGCAAAAGTAAAATCAGAAGGACAAAGCGTGGCATTTGACCAAGCATCTGAAGGTTTTACTGCAAGGTACTCACATGAGACCATTGCGTTAGCATTTGCATTAACTGAAGAAGCTATCGAAGATAATCTGTATGATAGATTAGGAGCCCGATACACAAAGGCTTTAGCAAGATCAATGGCACACACAAAGCAAGTAAAAGCTGCGTCTGTGCTTAATAACGCATTCTCATCAAGCTTCACTGGAGGAGATGGTGTTGCTTTAGTGAGTGATTCTCACCCTTTAACAGGTGGCGGAACATTCTCAAACAGACCAAGCACTTACACTGACTTGAATGAGACTTCATTAGAAGATGCACTTATTTCAGTTTCAACTTTTGTTGATGACAGAAATATGGTTATTGCTTTACAAGGAACTAAGTTAATCGTTCCACCACAATTACAATTCGTGGTTGATAGATTGCTACAAACACCTGGTAGAGTGAGCACATCAGATAATGACATCAATGCTATTAAGAACATGGGCATGGTACCAGAGGGTTATTCTGTAAATAACTTCTTAACAGATACCGATGCTTGGTTCTTATTAACAGATTGTCCTGACGGATTCAAACACTTCGAGAGATCACCTCTTTCAACTTCTATGGAAGGTGACTTTGATACTGGCAATGTCAGATTCAAAGCTAGAGAAAGATACTCATTTGGATTTTCAAATCCAAGAGCAGTGTTTGCATCTCAAGGTGCATAATCTCTGTTGATTATCTAAGGGAGCTTCGGCTCCCTTTTTTTTTGGATAAAACTAATATACAATCAAAAGTCTAGGGTTTATTAACTTGTTCTATTAACTGACCTAGCAGACAAGCCAAGATAATAGAACTTATTTTTCGGGAGAAAAATTATGGCACAATCGACTTTTAGTGGACCAGTTAAATCACTAGCTGGATTCATCTCAGCAGGTAACGCATCAGTAGTTAGCCTAACAGCAGATACTACTCTTACAGTTGCTGCTCACGCTGGAAAAATATTAACTTGTAATGATGCAGACGGTAAGTTTACTTTGCCTAGCATTGTAACTACTACTCCATCAACAAATGAAGATCCTAACCAATTAAACAACTTAGGTGCTTCTTTCTTCTTTGTAGTTGAAACAGCAGCTACAGATATGGATATTAAAACTGATGGCACTGATAAATTCGTTGGTGGTTTATATACAGGTGTAGATGACAGTACAGGTAAAACATTTATATCTGGTGCTTCAAATGATGTTATTACTTTGAATGGCTCTACCAAAGGCGGATTAGCTGGTAGTATTATCAAAGTAACTGCTATGGCCTCAGCTAAATATGCAGTAGAAGGTATTACACTAGGTTCAGGAACTTTAGTAACACCATTTGCTGACGCATAAGGAGTAGCTCATGGCAGATACAGTAACTTCTCAAACTATTCATGATAGTGACAGAGTAGCGATATTAAAGTTTACTAATGAATCTGACGGAACAGGTGAATCTTCTGTTAAAAAAGTTGATGTTTCAGCTTTAGCTAAAAACAATTTAGGTGAGTCTTGCAGTAGAGTTTCTATATCACGTATATACTGGGCAACCAGAGGTATGGGTGTAGACATAGAGTTTGATGCAAGCACTAATGTTTTAGCAATACCATTACCAGCAGATAGCACAGGAGATGAATACTATGATTTATTTTCTGGCATACCTAATAATGCAGGATCTGGTATAACTGGAGATATTGACTTTACAACAGTAGGTCACTCAAGTGGTGACGCTTACTCTGTTATTTTAGTTTTAAACAAAAGCTATTAATGAATGGTTGTAAAAAGAAGAAAAACTAAAAATATACGTAGGACAGTTGGTAAGGGCGGTAACTTCCGCCCTACCAAGTCTGGTGCAGGCATGACTAAAAAAGGTGTGCGTGCGTATAGAAAAGCTAATCCAGGTAGTAAACTAAAAACAGCCGTAACAGGCAAAGTTAAAAAAGGTAGCAAGGCAGCAAAAAGACGTAAATCTTATTGTGCAAGATCAGCAGGACAACTAAAACGTAGCTCTGCTAAGACTAGAAACAATCCTAATTCAAGAATTAGGCAAGCAAGAAGAAGATGGAAGTGTTAAATGGCTAAAGCAAAAATAAAAAAAGTAATTAAAGGTTTGCAAAAAGCAAGCAAAACACACGCAAAACAAGCCAAAACATTACAATCTATAAAAATGAAAAAAGGCGGAGATGTAAAAAGTGGTGGCAAAATATGCCCTTCAGGTAAAGCTTGGGCTAAAAGAACCTTTGATACATACCCTTCAGCGTATGCAAATATGGCTGCGTCTAAATATTGTAAAGATCCTGACTATGCTAAAGGTAGCAAAGGTAAAAAGAAAAAAATGAAAAACGGTGGACTTGTTAATATAAGAGGACAAGGTATCGTTATGAAAGAAAGACTGAGATAATGGGACAGTTAGCTGAATGGAGAAAACAACAGTGGGTAAGAATCGGAACAGACGGTTCTATCAAGGGACCTTGTGGCACAAGCAAAGATAAAAAAAACCCAGATCGTTGTTTACCACTAGCTAAAGCAAAAAGTTTATCAAAGTCAGAAAGAGCCAAAACTGCAAGAAAGAAAAAAGCAGCAGGCAGAAAAGGTAAGACTGTTGTTGCTAATACTAAAAAAGCTAAAGTATCCATGAAGAACGGTGGAGAAATTAGAAAAATTGCAAGAGGTTGTGGTAAAGTAATGAGCAATAGAAGAAAGAAAACCAAATATTCATAGGAGTGAATGATGTATAAAAGAACTAAAGGCTATGCTAAAGGCGGAATGGTCAAAGGCACCAAATATATGGCTAAGGGCGGTTCTATGAAAGGAACTAAATACATGGCCAAAGGTGGTGCAGCCAAGAAGACTAAGTATATGGCTAAAGGTGGTGCTATGAAGGGTACTAAATACATGGCAAAAGGTGGAGCCATGAAAGGTACAAAGTATATGGCTAAAGGTGGAAAGGTTTAGTAACTTTTTCACAACAACAAAGGAGAGAGCGTTTTGTCATATTTGATTTCAAATATACCTCAGTTTAAATGCTGGGTAAGAAAAGAGTTTACAGCCAACCACAGCAATTATCATGGAGAGTATCTACATGCTCTTGCTATTGCTGTTAATACTATTCCAGATAGATCACTAAGTTTTCAAGTAGTTTTTACTGGATGTGAAATAGACGATGAAGAAGACGCACCAAATGTTCACGGTGGTGCTATGTGGGCAAGAATGCCTATTCAAGCTTTAGTTGCAGATATACCATTACAAGATTGGCCAACTCCTATGGAAGATCATTTAGCACAACCTTGGGATTGTCTTAGTCATCATCATTCTGTTGTTACTATGGATAGAGTTAGTTCATCACCTTGGCTTTGTAAGATAGGTGGAGACTTTTATACAGGTAAATATTTGTTCACGGTAGATTACACAGAAAATTCAATAGCTGATGATTCTGCTCAACATAAGCAATCACATGTGTTATATTTAACAGATGCTGGTGAATATACTGGTAATTTTGTAGCTTTACCTAATAACAGAGTTAGGGCTACAAACCCTGCTTTATGGCGTGTTGGAGAAGGAGCACCAGACTTTATGCCTTCACAATGGATACATTCAGCAGAACAACATGAGAGTTATATGGATCCGAACATAACATTCAACAATCTATATGCTCCAGAGGAAGACTAAATGGCAACATCAAATAGCACTAATTTTGAACCAGATGTAACTGAGTTTGTTGAAGAAGCCTTTGAAAGATGTGGGCTAGAACTTAGAACAGGGTATGATCTTAAAACAGCAAAACGATCTATAAACCTTATGTTAGCTGAATGGGCAAACAGAGGACTTAATCAGTGGACTATAGAACAAGCAACTCAAACTGTAACCAAAGGCACTAATCAATATACTTTAGATTCTAATGTTATTGACATATTAGATTGCTCTTTAAGAAGAGATACTGACGGCACCAATCTTGATTTGCAAATGACAAAAATTAGCAGAAGTGAATTTTTAAATATCCCAACTAAATCTACTCAAGCTAGACCTAATCAATTCTTTTTAGACAAACAGATTAGTCCTGTTTTAAATATATGGCCAACACCAGAAAACAGCACTGATGTATTAGTATTTAACAAGTTAGTAAGAATGGACGATGCTGATACAGCTACCAACACTATGGACATGCCGTTTAGGTTTTACCCTTGTTTCGCAGCAGGTCTTGCTTATTACATAGCTATTAAGAAAGCACCAGACAGAGTAGGTATGTTAAAACAAATGTACGAAGACGAGTTTGAAAGAGCCATGTCTCAAGATGAAGATACTGCTTCTTTTAGAATATCTCCTTATTTAAGAAACGGATACTAATATGGCATACGCTACTGGTAAATACGCAATAGCCCTTTGCGATAGGTGTGGCTTTGAATATAAACTATCTCAACTAAGAGAAGAATGGAACGGAGCAAAAACCTGTAGAGATTGTTTTGATCCAAAACATCCACAGCTTGAGCCATTACCACACGTTTCTGATCCTGAAGCTTTATATAAACCTAGACCTAATAATGATTTAGAAATAGGAGAAGGAGTGGTTTATACTAATGACAGCGATACTAATTCATCCATGACTGCTGATCCAATAGGATCTAAGATATTAGGTTATGAAATGACAGCTTCACTTGGCGAGGTTACAATAACAACATGACATTATCAGAATTAAAAACATTAATACAAAATTATACTCAGAATACAGAAACTACATTTGTAGCCACATTAGATGACTTTATTAAAAATGCTGAAGAAAGAATATTTGAATTAGTACAGTTTGATTTTTTTCGTAAAAATGTAACAGGCACATTAACGTCAGGTAATACTTATCTTACGACTCCTACAGATTATCAAACAAGTTTTTCTTTAGCAGTTATAGATGGCAATGGAGATTATCATTACTTAGATAAAAAACATCCATCGTTTATGCGTGAATACTCTGTTGATCCAACTGATTCAACTTTAAGAGGATTGCCAAAATATTATGGAGACTTTGATAAAGAACTATCTACAGCATCAAACAATGGCTCTACAATTATCGTAGCTCCAGTACCAGACTCAAACTACAATGTTGAGTTACATTATCTATACAAACCAAATTCTTTAGTTACAGACACCACAGGCACTTGGGTATCTAGCAATGCTAGAAACGCTTTATTATATGGAAGTCTAGTTGAGGCTTACATATTTATGAAAGGTGAAAATGATTTATTACAGCAATACGAGCAACGCTTTGCAAGTGAAATAAATAGATTGAAAAATCTTGCAGAGGCACGTGGAAGGAGAGATGAATACCGCTACGATTCATTAAGAACTAATGTAACTTAAGTTTCAAAAGGAGAGAGATGAAACCCATAAAAAAACTTAATGGTAAAACTATAGCTATTGTCGGTCTTGGCAAAAGTTGGTTTGATTATAATTTAGCAAAATCACACAGCGTTCACTTTGATGAAGTTTGGGCTATAAATGCCGTAGCATCAGTAATATTTCATGACCGTGTTTTTATGATGGACCCACCTAGTAGATTTTTAGATACGCAAGATGCAGGTGGCCAAACAGATTGCATGAAAGAATTATTAACCAATCACAACAAACCAATATACACATGTCAACTCGATGAAAGATGTAAAAATTTAGTTGAATATCCTGTTAAAGAAATAGTTAAAGAAACTAACTGTCACTATTTAAACAACACAGTGGCTTACGCTATAGCTTTTGCTTATTGGAATAATGTAGCTAATATAAAATTATTTGGTATGGATTTTTCTTACAAAAATAATTTACACTTTGCAGAGTCAGGCAGAGCTTGTGTTGAATTTTGGTTGGCTAAGTGTATGGATAAAGGAATACAAGTAGAGGTAGCATCTAGTAGCTCTTTGTTAGATACAAACATACCAGGACAACAAAGATTGTACGGCTATCATCGTTTAAGCGATCCTTATATTCCTGTTGTAGATCAAAAAGGAATTGAATTAAAAAAACTTAGTGAACTTAAAGTAGAAAAAAAACAAATATTACCTCAAATAGCTGATAGGTATGATAGTCATTTAAAACCACCAGAGCCAAAAAAATGGTAGATGAAATAACACCAGCAGGAATGCCCGGACTAGGCTTAATAGAAGCTAAAACTTCTAACTATGGTGGTCACTCGCCAGAGTTTTGGGCAGAGAGATTAGCAGAAAAAATAGTCAGCAGTAGTGACAGTGAAGATCCTTACATTCAAGAACAAGCAAAAGCATATAAAGATTTGATTTACAAGGTTTGTTTGATTTATATAAAAAATGCGTTAAAATCCTATAAAGCTACTCTGATACAAGACTTTATTAAACAAGGAGACACAGAGTTAGCAGATATTATAAAAAGGATTTAATATGGCTATTACATCAACATTAACCACTAGCTTTAAAAAAGAACTTCTTGAAGCTGTGCATAACTTTAAAAACTCAGGCGGAGATACTTTTAAATTAGCTTTATATACAAGCTCTGCTACTTTAGGTGCAGCTACTACAGCTTTTACTACAACAGGACAAGCAAGTGGTACTAACTATACATCTGGTGGTAGTAATTTAACTAGAGTAGATCCTACTTCAAGTGGCACAACAGGATTCACTGATTTTGCTGATCTAACTTTTGGCACAGCTACAATTACAGCTAGAGGTTGTATGATTTACAACTCAACTGATAGCAACGCATCTGTAGCTACAATCGACTTTGGTGGAGATAAAACTTCAACAGCAGGTGATTTTACTATTGTTTTCCCAGCCGCAGCAGCAAGTACAGCTATTATAAGAATAGCCTAGCCTTATGGCTAACATAACTGGTTGGGGTAGAGGCACTTGGGGTGAGGGTGCTTGGAATGAAGCTTTACCAGTTACTCTTACAGGATTAGCAGCTACAAGTGCGTTAGGCACTGTTTCTGTTGTAGCAAAAGCTAACGTAACCCCCTCTTCTCAAGTTGGCACCACAGCAGTAGGAACTCCTACTCTTGATTGTGAGGCTAATTTAACTCTTACAGGACAATCATCTACAAGTGCTCTTGGCACAGCTACGGTTGTAGCAAAGGCTAATGTTACGCCGTCAACACAAGTTGGCACAAGTGGATTAGGCACCGTATCTACAGTTGCAAAAGCAAATGTAACACCTAGTTCACAAGTTGGCACATCTGCTATAGGAGGCGTAGGCGTTAATGGCGATGCAGTTGCTAATGCACCTGGAGCAGTAGGATCAGTTGGCACCGTTGGAGTTGATGTAGATGGAGAGGCAAATGTAATAATATCTGGCGTATCTGCAACTTCAGCAGTGGGATCAGTGACCGTTCATCATAACGAAAAATTTGATATTACAGGCGTTAGTGTAACAGGAAGTGTAGGATCAGTTACCACAATATCTAAAGCAAACGTAGTGCCAACAGGAGTTTCAGCCACAGGATTTGTAACTGATGTGTTAGTGTGGGGACTAATAGATGATACACAAACGAAAAATTATGCTAATATAAATGCAGATCAAAGTTCATCCTTTGCTGAAATTAATGAAACACAGACCCCAAATTGGGAAGAGGTAGCATAAAATATGGCATCAACATACGTAAATGATTTAAGACTTGAGGAGATGGCGACTGGAGATCAGTCGGGATCATGGGGAACCACAACTAATACAAACTTAGAACTTATTGCTGAGGCTTTTAGCTTTGGTACAGAGGCAATAACTACAAACGCAGATACTCATACAACCACAATAGCAGACGGTTCTACTGATCCTGGTAGATCGTTATATTTAAAATACACAGGTACTTTAGATTCAGCTTGTACTATTACTATTGGTCCAAATACAGTATCAAAACTTTGGTTTATAGAAAATGGAACATCAGGCTCACAAAACATAATTATTTCTCAAGGTAGTGGTGCTAATGTAACCATACCA